TATCTTATATTTTTAATCTTGACTCATAGGATATTATTTTAATAATTTGAGTAAAAAAGATAATAGATTTCTTAATATAGAAAAATCAGTACAAGTCAAACCTGTTCCAGCAGAAACTCCTATCGTACATTTCCCAGCCACTACAAAAGAAGTCGTACAGGCACAGTTATAAGTCCCTAAAGCAAGAGTCCCAGTATAAGCAGAAACCATATTTAAGGATGGAGGGATAATATCTGCAGTTAAAGTACAATTTACAACTGAAGTAGCATCAAAATAAGCCACATCAGTTCCAGTAGGAACACGAGCTAAAGACCAGTTTGCTGCCAAACTGTAATCAGTACTCGCTAATGATGACCATATATTATTTGCCACAATTTATTATATTAGTATTCTTGGCTTACTCCGACACAACACCATTTAGTAGCAACACTATCCCAAACCAAATAAACGGAAAGTCTTTTACCTAAAACAGTTGTTACCGGAAGAGGTACTCCTTTTTGAACAAAAGAAGTTCCCCAGGCGATGGTCTGGGCTGTGCCATTATCCAAAATTATTATTGTCAATTTATCAAAATTATTAGGGGCTCCGGAAAGACTGGTAGTCATTGAAGTGATGGCTGTGGCTAAGGCGGTGATAGAGACAACATCACATAAATCAGTATTTATTGCAGGCGTAGCTGAAGATGTAATATAGGTTACTCGCGGCACTTTTCTAGATTGAATTGTCCCGAAATAAGAAGTAGAGGGAGCAGAAAATGTAGCTAAACCAGTAGTGTTGGTAGTGCCGTATCCGTAAGTCAGTGTATAACCGAATAAGTTTATAGCAGAAGTTCCGCAAACAATGCCATTAGTAGTCCCAGTTATATTAACATCCGTCATTAAAATAGCGTTTGGGTTCAAGGCAGCAACAGCTCCATTTCCCGAAACAGTAATACCTCCACCACCGCCAAGATTGAAAATCTTACAAACGCTGGTATAAAGTTGTGAACCAGCAGTAGAACTATCAATAGCATAGTTAGCGGCATCAGAAGCATAAACGAATCCGCTCAAGAAATAGAAAATACCTTTATTGAGAACACGGCTAAAATAGTTCGCTACTGGAGCTCCGACAAAAGAGTTCTGGAAGATAGTTAAAGCAGTAGCGTTAACGGTCACTAGACCATTACCTGCACCAGTACCTAAACAGCTAGACAATACGCAGTTGCAGTAACCATTGAAAGTAACATTACCATAAACATAGAAGTTTAAAGTGCTACTTTGGACTGCTTGGCTGGTATTAGATTGGACAAAATTACCAATAACACTTAAATCTCTTAGACTGAATAGTCCAGAGATAGTTAAGGTTCCTCCACCACTACCAATAGTATAAGATGAGCCTCCACCATTGATAATAACTGATTGAGAAATGGTCGCTACCGAAGCATCAGTATAAGCACCTGGAGCAAGGTTAAGCGTATATGGAGCTGATAAAGCATTGCCATAAGTGACTGCTGAACTAATTTTTTTAAACGGTTTTGCTATTGTCCCATCTTCAGTATAGGTATCACTCCTATTACCATCAATATAAACAGTGGTTGTAGTAGTCAGAGTAGTACTATTACCGGTATTTACCCAAGCATTAGTTCCGGTATCCCAAACCCAAATTGTATTAGTGGATCCAACCGTAGCAAATTGACCTGCTGTGCCAGTAGGATGTGCGGCATTTAGAGCGGCAGGAGTAGCAAAATAACCCAAATCATTGGAATCACCGGCACCGCCATTATTTGATAAATATGACATAGTTTTACTTTATTTAATCTGGTCGTTCTATATTTTTATTAATCTTTCGACGATCTAAAACCTGTCTTCTAGATTCAACTAAAAGTTTTGGTAATTCATCAATAATTGTTTTAGAGTTAGAGGAAGCTATATTGCTTAAATCGATTAACTTTTGCATTCCTTCCTTTACTGATTCCACTAGATTATTAATAGTGGTTACATTTTTACCGCTGATAGTGGTCACGTGTCCGATAACCTTATCCAATAATAAACTCTCATCTTTTACTGAATTAAAAGTCGACAACGCAAAAGAAACATCAGTATCTAACAATGTTTTTTGAATAGATAAATTTTCTATTAACTTATTTAAACTAGTTATTTCCGCTTGCAAGACTGATTTTTCTTCCTTCAGATCGGCAATGTCTTTCGAAATGAGAGGCAATAAATCATTTTCTTTAGTCAATAATTCTGCTATCCTGCCACGATATTCAATTAATCTAGTCTCAATGTCGGTGTTAGAATCGGACAGAGACTTATTAATAGCCTGCAAATTTTCTTTAGTTGATTGAAGATTAGAAATTTCCAGAAGAATGGCGTCCCGCTGGCCAGCCCAAGTTAATAATTGAGACTTTTGATCTGGAGTGAGTTCGTCATTCATATTTGTAGATTTAATTAATATCTGAAACTGTAATCAAGGGAACCGGTAAAAGTTCCGCCAGTGACAACCAATATGAACTCTTCTCCGGGTTTGCATTCAAATCTCGGTTGGCCATCCATACCCGCTTCATCCTGTTCGGTAATACCTTGTCCGGCGTCAAGATTAAAAGCGGCTAAAGTCCTCGATCCAGCTTTTACTGTTAAAGTTCCGGTCGAAGCCAAATCCCCGATCAACTCATGGACATAAATATAACCGGTCGTACTAGCTGCCACTACCGTAGTCGTTCCGACGGGAGCTGTCACGGCAATGGAAGTCTTTTTAGTATGAGCATCTGTGATCATATAGTTGTTATTTTATTATTACCCTGCTTAGTCCTTACCCCGAAATATCGGGGACAGGGAAAACAGACTATGATAATTAACCAGTCGTAGTACCATCACCGGCGGACCACATCCAACCACGAAGATCGGAAGCGCCCATCACGGCTAAGGAATTGAAGTTCAGAACTAAATCTTGGTTACCAAGCAAATCGACAATCGCCGGTTCGGCGCGAGTCGGAAGAGCTTCGATGTATAGGAAACCAAAATCTTGGTTCATCATGTTCGAATCCATCATACCCCACATCAGACCATTCATCGCCAAATTCTCATAAGGAGACAATTCAACAACCTTGAAGGTGTCGGTCGCCGGAGCGTTATTGAACAAATTGGTCTGTTGAGGAGCTAAACCCTTGTCAATAGTGGCCTTAATTGTTTTAGCAAATTGAGCAGTAGTGGAACCAGCTCGACACACTAAAGTGTCCAACTGAGAAATCAACGGATTGCCACGGCCATCTTTTTTCAAAGAGTGCTGTCGGCGAGCCGCCAATAATGCGGTGTAGGTGAATTGAGGAGAATTGGTCGATCCGTCCACAACAACGTTAGACCAAACAGGTCCACCATCTTCGCGGGGATGGGAAGCGGACCAATAAGCGACAGCATCAGCGCCTAAAGTGGAAATCGGGGTGTTAGTACCGACCGAATTGATCGGAACCCAAGTGAAGGAAGTGCCGAAACCTTGAGCCAATAAAGATTGGGACAAGTAGTTTTTGGCATGTTCAATGGCATTCTTGCCTTCGAGAACCTTCGCTTTAACAGTGCCCTTAATTTTAGCTGCCGCTGATTCAAATAAAAAGAAATTAGTCTGAAAAGTCAGACGAACCTTCTTTGTAAAATGCATTTGGACGTAATTCTTAGAAAAACCCTGAATTGGAGCATCAGACGCGCCAATGCCGCCGTCGGTGATTATTTCAGCCATGCCTAGGCCAGTGACACCAACATCAGTATAAATACGTTCGTTGTTATCAACTTTATACATAAAGTCGAGATATTCGGCTTTAACTGTAGGAGAGACCTTCGGAGCAATGTGTTTCAGCACATTGTTGACGATGACTGCATAATCATTAATTGTACCTAACATAAATTTAAAAAATTAATTTATTATTTATTATGCAGTTAGCCTAAAAAGCTACCAATAATTTTCTTATCAGTAGTAACCCCGTAGACATCGACCTGTCGTACGATACCGTTAGCATTAGTAGTGCCGGTATTATTAACCGTAGTGGAATCAGTCAAAACCATGTTCTGCCCGTTATGGGTAGTACTGGTATTGTTAGTGGTTGCAAAGACATAAGTGTCTTTTTTATTCGTAACAAGGTAAGGAACTTGAGTCAAAGCCTCAGCCACGGTAATTGTCTGCTTACTCAACCCCAATAAAGTATCGGTGGTAGTAGCACTAGTGGCTGGAACGGCCAGGCCGGCTGTCAATTGGATAATTTCTCCATTAGCTGTAGCCGTGCCAGATGCTTTGTTGGCCATTTTGATCTCTCTCGTGTTCTTTACGACTGCTTCTAAAACCATTGTCATAAAAAATTGGATTAAAGTTGCAGAATCTATTCCGATAGAAGCTCGATTGCTTTTTCTTCTGACACTCCGGTTGCCATAATCTCATCGATTGATTTACGCATCTCCGGTGAGAAGTCGGCTTTAGCAATTGTCCCTCCCGGGAATTGCATTGCATTGACTTTCTCTTGGACGTTGGCACCCTTTAAAACTCGCTCTGTGATAGATTCCGATGGCTTAAACATACTTTCACGAGCAAGTTCTAGGACCGTCATCAATTCTTTTCCACTCTTGTTTTGCCAATTGTAGTTGGAATCGGCGAAATCGAAGAAAACTTCTCTCGCGTCAGTATCTTGAAGCTCTTTATGCCTATCAACGAATTTGTCCAGGGTATTTTTAACATCACTGGCCAATCGATCACGTTGAAGTATTTGTTCAATATCTTCTTTGGTCGCTCCGCCAAGCTGTTTTAAACGTTCTTTGTCAGCTTTTAAAGTTTCGTCTTCTGGTTCTGCTGGAATTGTAGGTTCTGCATCGCTTATTTTATTAAGCGGGTTAATAAGTTTGTCAGTTCCGTTGAGATTTTTAATTTGGCCTTTAGCCGCTTTAATCTCTTCGGAGAGTTGCTGACGCTGTTCGTCGGTTTTGGCTAACTTTCGTCTTTTAACCAAGTCCATCAGCTCTATTCTTTTTTCATAGGACTCGTCAGATTCAAATTTGCCTTTATTTGGAACACGGAAATCGTATTCACCCGGTTTAGTTTCATCAGCAGGAGGGGTGCTGGGGTCCTCCGGTTTGGGAGCTTCAGGAGTTACCTCCTTATTCTCCGGTACCTTGGCCGGCTCCGTAGGAGCGAGCGCGTTTCCAGCTTGCACCGAAGCAATTGATTCTTCCAGAGCTTTATCAAGCTCGGCATCCTCATTAACGTCCGGTGTTATCTCTTTATTTGGTTCTTCCATATAATATCCTTTCGTATCGTGAAAGGTGACGATGGTTATAAATTAATTATAGAACTAATAAAAAACAAATACAAATTATCGGTCAGTGTATTTAACGAACTTTTTTATCTGCTCCAATTTAGTTCTTAGGGTACTGTCATTAACCGATCCCTCATTTAAGAACGAAATGGCATGTTTCTGAAAATCTCCATCGACAGAATTATTGAAAGCGCCAACAATAATTGAGTATTTTATAGGAATAATCACTAAATAAACCTCTTTATCTACATTCTTATAAAATAAAATATTATCACTGGGGGAGAATACTTTGTTAAATACGTCTAATAAATCCTCTCTATCAACAGGTTTTCCACAGCTTCTTTCAAAACCTTCTGGTACCTTGCCATTAAAAAAATAATCAGAATTAAGCATTGGATCTCCAGAGGTATTGAATAAAACAGCTTTATCCGCCTGCTCTTTCTTTGGTTCCTCAGTTTTTACTGGTTGATTTTGTTTCGGAGGACGGTTTTCTTTCTTGCGCATATCGACTTTTTCTGGTTTTTTTGATGTTTCCTCTGTTTCCTCTTTAGGTTTTACCGTCTCTTCATCAAAAAAGTCATCCTCTAACTTTGGCTCATTTTGTGTGTTTTCCATATAATTTCCGACCGTATCGTGGCCGGGGACGATGGGTTATTACTTAATATTTAAATTTCGAAACGATTTATAAAAATGATTTATGAATTTTTTCTGTTCTGGCTTTATTTTTTCCCGAATAGAATTTAGATATTCATCAGTTAATATGGTAACTGGAATATTTTTATCTAATTTAGCTATGCAGTAAGCCTGCTCAATAATAGCGAAATCTAATGGATAGGGATGGGTATAATTAATATGAATTTTAGCACCTTTTTTCATGTCTTTATCCAAAACACATTCCAATTGTCGTCCAACCTCAACCACATCAATCCGATTAGACTCCACGAAAGTGGCTTCTAGAGTATCGGAATTTACTCCACCAATAATCATAGATGCTAATTCCTCAGCACTAATTTCAAATTCTTTTCCGTCTTTAGGGATAAATTTAAGTAATTTTTTCTCAACCGCCTCGGGTGAATACCCGATTTCCACTGAATAATTGTATTTTTCGAGTTTTTTTTGTTTCATATTATTCCAAGTCATGTAATTTACCTTTACGGATACCCTCTAAATGGTCAACCATATCTCGTAACATTGTCCCCTGTACCTCTAAGGTGATGGCATTAACAATTGTTTTCCATTCCGTATCAGCTATAATAGGAACCTGGGTCATGCAATCTTTCATTAATTCAATAATGATTGACGCCTGATCGCTGGTAGCCAAAGCAATCTTTTTCTGCTTTAATGTTTGGTTAGTTTCATCCATAGATTATTTCATCGGTAGGTTAGAGGCCTGTCCCATGCTCGCGTCATTAGCAGCTCCAAGCGGACTCTGCGGTCTGGCTATTTGGTTATTGGCTAACGGCTGGCCATTATTCTGATTAGATGACATTCCTGGAGTGTTTGGCTGTTTAGGAACAGCTGTACCAGGCGGAGGGTTCTGTTGTTGAACAGATTCTTCAATAGCTTGTGATAACGCCGCGGTTGCTCCCGGGTGGAGACCGGCTTGGGTCTCCATCTCCAGTTTCGCTTCGGGCGAGGCATCGGCGTAAGTAATCGTCTCCTTAATATCATTCTTAATAAATCCAAGTTTGGAAGGAGTAAGACCTGCTTGCGATTCAATTTCTCTTTGGACATCGGGCGGAGCATCCTTATAGTTAATAGTTTCAGCAGGTGTTTTCATCGGAATTGGCGGCGGATAGGCAGACGGTTGTCTATTCATAATACCATCGTAGTCGTCACGGCTAATAAAATCAAAAATATCCTGCTTTTGGATATTAAGCATCTTCTCGAGCGCCATTAATTGTGAAGCAGCCATATCCGGTCGTTGATCACGGACTGAGAATATTTGAGTAATCTGGTTAGTGATAACCGGGAATAATTGCATGAAAGTCTGTTTCTGGATCTCAATTGACGGTAAAAGCATCGAGTCTGGGTCAATAACAAACTCCACGTAATTAGAAATATGCCCGGCGTTCTTCATTTCATCGAATAACCCCTTGGCTGATATTTGACGAGTTGGTACATTCTCCATTAACTTACCCTGACGGTCAAAGTCGAAATTCAATCGTAAATTCTTGGAAGCCGTTACCACATTACCGGTAGGTATTCCGTCATCTCCCAATACATCCTGAGATTGAACGAAATAATCTCTATTTTGTTTGGCGAATTCCGCCAAATCATCTTGAGATTTGATCATGAAAATCTTATCCACTCCATAAGTCTGTTCAATCCAACTGTTCGCGATGTGTGCATCCAATTCCAAAGCATCAATCATTGAATTTTTAGGTGGTGTCAGACGGTTATAGGCCGCTTCCTTCATATTACCCGTCGAACCGAGAGTTGATTGGGTATCAGCGCCGGCAACAATATTATTGACACCGGTGTTATCTTCAATCGCCTGCCGTTGTTTATCAGCATAAGCAACACCCTGCTGCACATTTCCAGAAGTTTTAACCACACTAATATCCGTCCCTGGGTTCTTGGGATTAACAATATTAGGTCCCCGCTTATAAGTAGAAGAACCGTTTTGCACCTGTGCTCCGAACAATAATGGAAATATCTCCGCTTCAACCTGCTGGGCGTTAAGTGAGTTAATATAAGTATGTATAGTATGGCCTATTTGTTCCTACTATTTTAGAAGTTGTTGTTAACTGTTAATCTATTACATCTTATTGTTGTAATGATGCGCCGAGGTATCCTTCAGTATTTATTGTGACATCGCTTATTTAAATTGGCGTTTTAGATTCCTTCTTTTCTTCCTCTTTCTATACTGGATCCAGTTACTCTAACGTTATTAGCTTCAGTTAGCAGCACTCAATATAAGCTCTAAAAACTGTAATTTACACAACGTTGAATACACCTCCGATTAAAAGGTATACTTTGAAAGTCCTTTTGTTTGTATAAACCGG